AAAGAAAAGACGTAAATATTATTATGATAAATATAACAATGATATTTTACTTGAAATATGGTCAAATGTTGAAGATAAAAAGCCGGGTTGGGTTAAATATTCACAAGCTGATTATTTATGTATAATGTTTGCTGATACTAAAATATTTTTAATGCTAGACATGTATTTAATTAAATTAGCTTGGAAAAAATATGATTATATTTGGTTGGTTAAATATAAACCTATATTAGTTAAAAATAGAAGTTATTCCGGTTCGGAGTATACAACAGAAAATAGAGCAATCCCAAAAGAAGAACTTTTGGAAGCTATGAAAGAATGTAGTTTAGAACCTGTTAAATAGCAGGTTCTTTATATTAGCAATAAACTATGATATAATGGTATAGGAGGTGTATATAAATGTTAACAAGAAAGAAAAAAGCTTTTGCAGATGAATATTTAATTAATGGTTTTAATGGAACGGAAGCAGCTAAAACAGTCGGTTATATTGGTACAACTAGAGCATATTTACAAAGAAAATCATCGGCTTTATTGAATGATCCTGAAATAAAATTGTATATAGAAAATAGAATTGACAAAGTTGATAATGAAAAATTAATGAAATTAGAAGAATTAGTTTCTTTTTTAACTAACACTGTAAGAGGAAATGAAACTGAAACTATAGCTTTTGCCTTAAAAAGTGGTAACAAAAACGGTTTTGATGAACTAATCGAAACGACCAAAATACCAGTTAAACATAAAGATAGATTAGCAGCCGGAAAAATGTTACTTGATTATCATAAATTAAAACTTGGTGAAAGAGTACACGGTATTGGTATAAATTTAGTAAATAATATTCCTAAAAAGGTTGTTAATGATGATTAACATTGAATTGACAAAATGCATCGGTCCGGCGTATTATGATTTATTTTGGGATTTGGAAGAACAAAAACACTTACATTATTGGTTAAAAGGTGGTAGAGGTTCTTTAAAATCATCTTTTGTTTTTATTTATGTGATATGGAGGTTGACTGTAGATGCTATTGAAGGGAGAGTTAGACATGGAGTCGCATTAAGAAAAGTTAAAGATACAATTAGAGATAGTATCTTTCAAAATTTTTTATGGGCTATTGATTTATTAGGTTTAACTGACCTATGGCAATATACAACTAATCCAATGAAAATATGGTTTAAAGATAATACAATATTATTTAGAGGGGCTGCTAATAAAAGGGATCATGAAAAAATTAAATCAATTAAATTTAAAAAAGGTTTTTGCAAATTTGTAATATATGAAGAATTGACAGAATTTATCGGTATGGATGAAATAAGGGTTATAAATCATTCATTATTACGTGGTGGTGATGAAGCAGCAGCCTTTTATATGTATAACCCACCTGCTAGTAAAAACGCATGGGTAAACGATGAATCTAGAATAATTGTACCTAGTAGATATATACATTCTAGTACTTATTTGGATGCACCTCGTGAATGGTTAGGTGACATTTTTGTAAATGAAGCCGAAGAATTAAAAATAATAAATCCTCGAAAATATAGACATATGTTTTTAGGTGAAGTTGTTGGCGAAGGTTTAGAAATTTATCCTGAAAAAACAATTGATAATACAGATGGTGTATTAGTACTCAGAACAATTACAGATGATGAAATTTCAAGATTTTATAAAGTTGATAGAGGTCTTGACTTTGGTTATAGTGCTGCAACATGTTATAGTGAAAGTTTTTATAACGAAAATACAATGCAATTGTTTGTATTTGACGAAGTATATTTGACTAGAGCCAATAATGAAATGTTAGCAGTACATATAAAACCAAAAGCGGGTTCTTTGCTAATATATGGTGATAGTGAAGACCCACGAACAATAAATGAAATGAATTTAAAAAGTTTGAATGTAAGACATTGCAAAAAAGGAAAAGATTCAAAACCACACGGTATAAAATGGATGCAAGATAGAGCGGAAATTATAATTGACAAAAAAAGGTGTCCTAATATAGCATCTGATTTTCAATTATATGAGTATAAAAAAGACCCAAAAACTGATAAAATAATTTATGGAGATTACCCAAAAGAACCTGATGGATGTGCAAGTGTTAGATATGGTCAAGAAGAGCATATTTTGTCAAATAAAATTAGATGGGCGTAAGGAGGTTAAACAAATGGATTTGAAAGAATTATTAAAACTTATACAAGAAGATACTAAAAAGAAAAAAGATAGATATTTAGGAAGAGCATATTATAAATATAAACCTGATAGCAACAAAATTACAAGTGTTGATATTGTTGACCAATCAGGAAATATTAAAAGTATTAAATTAGAAAATAAAAATAAATTATTTACAAATTATTTTAAATTATTAGTAAAACAAAAAAGAAATTATTTATTGAGTAAAGGACCTACAGTTAAAAATACATTATTTGAATTACCAGTTCTTACAGATTTACTTGATGATGCGATTTTAAATTCTAGTTTGGATAGTAGAACGTGGTTATATTTATATGTTGAAAATAATGATTTACAGTATGTATTTGTACATGATAGTGAAGTTATACCATTATATGATAGGTATAATAAAAAAATTGTATCTATCATTAGATATTATTATAATTCTAGTAAAGAAAAAGTTTTAAATGTTGAACTATGGGAATTAACAGGTGTAACTTATTTAACAATTGAAAATAATATTATAGTTGAAGAAATTAAGACCTTACATTACAAAGTTGAAGATTTTTTCAATAGTGAATTAGTTGATGAAAAAGAATATAATTTACCGTTTTTACCTTTTATACCTATGTTTAATAATAAAGAAAAAGAAAGTGATTTAGAAGGAATTCAAGATTTGTTAGACATGTATAATCAAATTAATTCAGGTTTGATTGATAATATTGATAAATTTCAGGAAGCTTTAATGAAATTAAAAGGTTTTAGTGGTGATGATAATACTTTGAAAACTACAATGGCAAATTTAAAAAGATATAAAGCCGCTGGAATACCTTCGGATGGTGATATGGAATATATATCTATAGAAATACCAGTTGAAGCAAGAAAATTTATACTTGATTTGTTAATAGCTAATATATTTAAATTAGGTCAAGGTTTTGATCCTGATAAAATAGGTGACGGTAATATCACTAATGTAGTTATAACGTCAAGATACGCAGGTATTGAAAATAAGTCCAATGAAACTGAAAAGCAATTACAATTATTTTATATTAATTTTATGACTTGTTATGAGCAATTTTATAAAACAAAATATGATAAAACTTTGACATGTAATAGGGATAGACTTGTTAATGAAGTCGAAAAAATAGATTCATGTGTTAAAAGTATGAATATGGTATCATTAGACACCATTTTAAAAAATCATCCATGGGTAACAAATATTGAGGAAGAAAAGGCAAAAATTAAACAAGATGAACAGGCCGAAGTTGAAAAATTTAAAAATGACCCTCGTTTAAATACTAATCCTAATTTAGATATACATAACGAAAAATAAAACTAGACAAAATATTCGATTAAATGTATACTATTATTAAATAACACTAACATTATAAATTATAACGTTATAATTTATATTACGTGACTAAACACGCAAAAATGATTAATGCCATGTCATACATGTAAAAAATGGAGGTTAATAACATGTCAGATAGAATAAAAAATAAAATTGGTGATGAACTTTACAATCAAATATTAGCAAAAGGTATAAAAGCCGAAGAGTTTGATTTAATTAATGATGGTTCATATATACCACGGTCTAGATTTAATGAATTAAATGATAATATTAAGATTGAAAAAGAAAAAGTTACAACATTAGAAACTAAAATAGGTGAGATGTCAAAATTAGTAAGTGGTAATGAAGAATTAAAAACTAAATATTTAGAGTTAGATTCTAAATATAAAAATGAAATAATGATAAAAGACAAAATAATATTAAATAATAGTAAAAAATATTTAGTTGAAAGTGCCTTAAATAAAGAAGGTGCTAAATATACTGATTTATTGCTAGGAAAAATTGATTTTGAAAAATTAACTATTGAAGGATCAAATATACTTGGTTTGTCAGATATTGTAAAAGATTTAAAAACTAATTATAAAGAATTATTTGTTGAAAAACAAACAAATACTAATGATAAAAATAAAACGAAAAAGGAAAATGATTTTGAAAGTATCTTAGGATTAGGCAAACTTGGAAGTGATACGTCTATTGACTGGGATACTGTAGGGAAAAAATTATAATGTGAGGTGTTAAATGTGCCTAATACTGTAAATTATTCTTTAGCATATAGAAATATGTTAGATAGAATTTATAAACAGGATGCTACTACTTCTATTTTAGAGGCGGCCGAATCTCAATATAAATTTGCACCTGAGAGTGCAAAAACTATATATTTAAAAAAGATATCAACACAAGCTTTGGGCGATTATAGTCGTAGTGGTGGTTATGTGGCTGGTACAGCTACTATTGAGTGGGAAGCTCATACTTTTGGTATGGATAGAGGTCGTAGTTATAATTTAGATGTAATGGATGCTCAAGAAGCAATGACAAGCGCAATGGAATTAATGGCTGAAAATATGAGAACCAATATTGTACCAGAAATTGATGCTTATAGATATGAAAAAATATGTACTTTAGCTAGTTCAATTGATGAACAAGAACTTTTAACATATGATACCGTAGTAGATGCTATTGATACAGGTGTTCAAACTTTAGATGATGCCGAAGTAACAAAAGATGGTAGAGTTTTATTTGTATCTAATACTACTTATAAAAATCTTAAACAAGCTGGTGATTTTATAAATGTAAGATTTGGTCAAACTAATAATACCAAATTAGATAGAACAATTGAAACTTTTGATAACATGCCTTTAATTAAAGTACCGAAAGCAAGGTTTTATAATGATTTCGATTTTCTTGATGGTACTAGTGGTGGAGAAACCGCCGGCGGATTTACACCGGCAAGTGGAGCGGTTGAGTTAAATTTTATAATTGTTCCTATGAGTATAGTTATAGCTGTTATAAGACATATGCCAGAAAAAATAATACCACCTGCTTTAAATCAAACAGCGGATGCTTGGTTTTTTGCTTATAGACTTTATCATGATTTATTTGTACCTGATAATAAAGTCGATGGAATTTATATTCATTCAAAACCAGCAGCTTAATTAATTATTTGTGAGGTGTTTTCAATGGCTTGTAAAGGTAAAGGTAAAAAAAGAAAGTAGAAAGGAGTTAGTTAAATGTTAGAACTTATCATAAAATATTATAAACGTGTTACTGATATGGCATTGACAACATTAAAAAGCGGTAAAAAATTTCAATTTAGAAAACATTTAACTAACCACTCACTTTTAAAAGCTGTTGAATCACATTATGATAAAATATCAAAGTCGGACAAAGCTAGAAAATTAATAAAAGATTATAGTATCGCAATGAATAACATGTATATTACAGCACAAAAAGAATATAATATTTTATTAAATAAAATAAATGCTACACAAGACCAAGAATTAATACAAAAATTATTATCAGATTATGCCGATAAAGGTATACATGGTTTTACAGCTAAAGACGGTAAACACTGGAATATTGAAACATATTCTAATATGTATACTCGACATGTTAACAATGAATTAGTAAGATTATCAGTAATTGAAACTGTAACAAATAATTTAGTCAAAGTATCTTCACACAGTACTATTTGTAATGAATGTAAACCATTTGAAGGTAAAATTTTAACATTAGAAGAATTATCAAAAGCTCGTGAGGCCGGTTTATTTCATGTAAACTGTTTACATTTTGTATTACATGTTGTTAGGAGGTTAGAGAATGAATGAGGAAAAATTAAGGAAAAGGATTTGGAATGTCATTTCAACTGAAACCTTGTATAGAAAATGGGAACGTAGATTAATAGTAGCATTAACCGAAGCAGAACGACAAAAATGTTTAAATAAATTAAGACTATATAAAGGTGTGACGTAAATAGTAATAAAATTACTAAAAAGGAGTGGTAAAAATGGCATTGACTATAAAAGGTAAATTACAAGCTTTATTGGCAAGAAATAAAACAACAGGTAATGTATTTTTTGTTGACCCTATTAATGGTGATGATAATAACGACGGTACATTGCAGGAAAGGGCTTTTGCAACATTACAAACGGGTATTGACGCTTGTACAGCTAATACAGGATGTATGATAATTAGAATGAGAGGTAGTGAAGTAGTTACCGAAGCGACATTATGTAATAAGGCTGGAATAACTATTGTAGCTTGTGATTTTGGAATGAATAATTTCAATCCTGAAAAATTTTATCATACTGGTATAGACCCAAGTACAGGTACGCCTAGTTTTGATGCTGGACCACCTATAATTATAAGTCAACCGTGTACTATAATTGGTTTAACTTTTATTGGTGGTAAATCTACGACCCAAACTTATGTAGCAGGTACAGCAGGTAATCATTATAGTGAATCAGTGGCTGCAAGTCCTGCATGTATGGCAATTGCTGGTGGTGGTAGTTACTATGGTGGATATAATCACATTAAAAATTGTAAATTTGTAGGTTGGGCAGTAGCTAGAAATGGAATTGAACAGGCGGCAGGTGGTTATAATTTGATTGAAGATTGTTGGTTTGAAAGTTTAACCGCTGGTTATGCACCTAGGGTTAATGGTTATGGTAATCCAGCACACGACGTAATTAAAAATAATCATTTTGTTGATTGTACTGCTGGTATAGAATTATTCGAACCTGATACAAATGCAGTAACACCAAGTTATATGACTATCGAAAAAAATAGATTTTTATCATGTACAAAAGCACTTGATTTAAATGGTAATAGTGGTTGTACTGGTGTAATTGCTCATAATATCCTAGGAGGATTTACAAAAGATACTTTTGCAGATGTTAACTTAGCAGGTGTGCAAGCTGCTGGTTTTAAAGTTGTAAGTAACTATTATGAAGAAACATAATTGAAATTAATATTAAGGGTTGGGTTGATACCTAACCCTTTTATAAAAAGGTGGTTTATATGGCTAATAATATACAATTTATGAATAATGGTGGAATTAGATTACAGGTTACAAATAACATACCAAGTTTTTTAAATAGATTGAGAATAAATCAAGATACAGCTTTAACTAATATGGGTAAATTTGGTGTAAGTAAAATGAAAATATATGTTGCTGTTAAAACTGGATTTTTAAGGTCAAGGTGTGGTTATAGAATAACAGGACCAAGTAATAATAAAAATTTAGTGTTATTCAATGATTGTTATTATGCAGGTTATCAAGAAATGGGAACGTATAAAATGGCAGCACATCCATTTATGAGACCGGCTATTTATAATCATATATCCGAATTAAAACAATTAGCAGGGAGGTATTTAGGTAATGGACTTGGGTAAACTTAAATATTATATTAATGCAAGATTAGAGTCATTAACTGATATAAACATATATGATGGTTCAGCACCTGAAAACGCAACATTCCCATATTTAGTATATATAATTCAAAGTTCAACAAAAGAAGAACATAATAAACATAGAATATTAGAGATTGATTTTTGGGATGATACAAACGATGATTCCGCTATTTTAGCAGCTTCAAAAGTAGTAGAAGAAGGTAAATATGTTGGTGGTGTTTTAACTGTATATGGTTTAGACAAAAGTTATCAAGTTGAAACCGAAGGATATTATAGATGTTATATTGACATGGATGGTGAAATACCAGTTATTGAATCAAATATGTCAAGAATATACCAAAGATATTTATTAATAGTAAATTGAAAGGAGATGTTTTAATATGTCAGTAGGCGTAAATACACCCACTATACCAGTGGCAAACGATATTATACAAGGTGAATTTATAGCATATGCTAATTATGGGACACCACTACAAACAGTATTAGGTTCTACTAATGGGGGTTGTGTTGTAGATATCAATAGAAATATTAAATATTTACCTATAGATGGGGTTTATGGTCCTGTTTTAGATTCAAACGGTGTACCTTTAGTAAGACATATAGAATTTATTGCTAGTGTTACATTACAACAAATGTATTTAAAATATTTTCATAAAAAAACAATTTCTAATTGTGAAAGTGACGGTACATGGGAGTCAAAAGATTGGGCGGGTACAGGTGGAACATATGCAGCCGAAACCAGTATAGTTAATACTGGTTTACAAAGTGCAAAATGTACAGGCGATACAGAAAATTACGGTATTCATGAAGTTTTTGCAAGTAGTAAGGATTTAACTGCTTATGCTAATAGTGAAGTGGCTGGTACAAGTGATTATATTGGATTTGGTATTTATATTACAAGTGCCAATAAAACAGCTTTGGGGAGTAATGCAAAAATAAGATTATCTATACATAAAGATATAGAAGGTACAGAAACAAACGCTTTTTATTATGATATTGCAGGATCAAGTTTAACCGCTGATGAATGGAATATATTTAAAATTGCTAAAAGTTCATTTTCCGAAGCTGGTACAGCAAGTTGGTCCGCCGTTACAGGTATATCATTTAAATTTGCTACAGCAGCCCCTAGTAGTTCGTGTACTTTTTATGTTGATGCTATAGATTTGATACAAAATCAATCATTAAGTAGTATAGTTGGTTTAAATGCTAGTAATTTTGATTATACCGACGAAACAACATATAGATTAATTAAACCAGACCTTGAAATTACAAGTGAAGATTATTTGGAGAATATTACTTTAATTAGTCAGAAAATGGACGGTAAAATGGTAAAAATTGTATTAAGAAATTGTTTAAATGATGGTAATATTGATACAGCTTTAGAACAAAAATCTGAAATAGTTAATGGTACAACATTTACTAGTCATTATGAACCGTCGGCAGGTACAACAACACCATTAGATTTATATGAATATGTAGCTTAAAGGAGGTTTGTTAAATGATAGGTGTAATGGGTACAACAATACCAAACGCCCAAGATATTCTTTTAGGCGAAGGTGTTGTTTATAAAGATTATGGAGAAGGTACATCCGCCGTAATAGGTGCTACACGTGGAGGTTCTAGGTTATCAGTTGAAAAGCCTGTAAGAGTTATTGCGTATGATGGCAGTTATGGACCTACTAAAAATATGAGAAGAATTGAAATGTATATAGTTAAGTTGATAATTAATTTTTTAAAACTTACATATACAAATTTAGTCTATGGATTATCAATGACAGTATCAGACGGTACAGACCAAGACGGTACTTATAAAAAAATGAATTTTGATTTAGAAATTGCCGCCGCTGATGTATTAACAAATGTAACATTTAAAGGGCAAAAACATAGTGGTGAAGTTACGCTAATAAAAGTTTTAAATGCTTTAAATATAAGTCCTATTAAATGGGAATTTAAAAGTAAAGATGAGATTGTAAGTGAAATGACATATACAGGTTTTTATTTTGCTGCTACACCAACAGTACCACCTTTGGAAATTTGGGATTATACTGTTTAAAATTAAAATAAACGAGGTGTTAATATTATGGAAACTAATACTAGTAGAAAGTTAAAGTTTAGTGAGGTCATGTTACTTAGTCAAGTATTGGACCAAATAAACATTAAACCTTATATTGAGTATTTGACCGGTAATAAAATTGAACGATTATTAAAAAATAGTCAATTACCTATGAATGATAAACTAAAAATAGTAACAATTGATATTTTGTCATTCATTGTACAAAATCTATATAAGGCTAAAGATTCAATTTATGAATTGATTAATAGTTATAAAAATATTAAAAATGCGGAAGATTTAGATTTTGAAGAAGTAATTAACATAGTAATTGAGTTATTTAATAATGGTTTACCTAATGTGTTAAAAACAATGATAAATACAGATGACCTTAAAAAAAAATTGATAAACCATTAACAGATTATGAAATATTAGAGAACTCCGTAAATACTTATGCTATGTTTACGGAGTTTTTTACTGATAGTAATATAATTGAGCCTTTAATGTTTATGTATAAAGATTTTAATTATATTAAATATATAATGAATTTATCTTTTGATAAAGGTTATTTATTATATAAAAATTGTATTAATAGATTTACACAAAAACAAGAAGAACGGACCGAAGATAAATATTTTACATTATTTTTATTTGATGTAGAGCATAATAATTTTAAAGGTTCTTTTAAAGATTACTATAAAGAAATGAAATCAAAAACAGATAATTTAAATTTATCATATGAAGAAAGATTAAAAGAAGAACAGGATTTAATTAATAAATATGATAATTTAAATGATTCTAATTTTAAATTTAGAAAGGTGATGTAAATATGGTTGTGACCTTAAGTGAAGTAAAATCAATTTTACAGATAACAAGTAGTACATATGATACTTTAATTAGTATGTTAATACCATTAGTTGAACAGTCTATAATTGATTATTGTAATAATGATTTTATAGATGAAAATTTTAATTATATTTTATCAACAGCTATTAAATTTAATTCAAGTGATAATTCAATTGAATTATCTGGAATTGAATCAATGGGATTAGTAGCAAATGATACTATTAGAATTTATGGCAGTTTAAGAAATGATTCAGCTTATACAATAAGTTCAATAGCTACACCTAATAAATTAATTTTAAATACTATAAATACATTAATAACAGAGGATGAAAATAAACCTGTATCATTAGTAAGAATTAAATATCCAATAACTTTTAAATTTACAGCAGCACAAATGATTAATGTTAGTATTCAAAAAACAGTACAACCTGGTTTAATCTCTGAAACAATAGATGACCATACAATGGTATTTGATAAATTAATTAATAATTACCCTAGTACATTAATGAGTAGTTTAAATAATTATAGGTCCTTATTTAAACCTACGGTAACGGATGTAATGGAGGGGTTGATAATATGAGTATAGAAAGTCATTATATTGCATGTGTTAGAAAACGACCAACATATTCACAGGGTACAACAAACAGAACCACAACAACATACACTAGTACTAATATTATGGGTTATTTAGGTAGTCAAACAGATAGAATTGTTTATATAGCTGATAAAGCAACAATTGAAACTATAATAAAATTTTTTACAAATGATTTTAGTATTCTTAAAGGTGATTTAGTTGTTTATGAAGGTAATACTTATGAAACTATAGGTTTACCAAAAAATACAGGTCATAGGAATGACCATATTAGAATAATGGTTAAATTAATTAATCAAGTTAAACAGTAAGGAGGTGGGCAACATGCAGATATTTGACGTATTTGGAAATATGCGTATAGAAGGTATGGACCGTGTTACAGGTGTATTAAATGGAATAGGTAATAAATTATCCTCTGTTGGTTCTAGTTTTATGAAATTTGGTGGAGCATTAACGGCTGGTATAACAATGCCTTTAGCTGGTTTAGTTTTTGAAGGTTTAAAATATAGTTCAACAGTACAAAATCTTGAAACTGATTTTAAGGTCCTTTTGGGTTCAGAACAAGAAGCAGCCGAAATGACAGATAAATTAAAAAAAATGGGTGCTGCTACACCATTCGAAATTACTGGATTAGCGGAAGTGACAAAAACATTATTACAATTTGGTATAAATCAAAAAGAAGTATTACCATTAATGAGTAGATTAGGTGATATATCACTTGGTAATGAAGAAAGATTTAAAGGTTTAGGTGTAGTAATAGGTCAAGTTAGTTCTTTAGGTAGATTACAAGCCGGTGATTTAAACCAATTAATTAATCGTGGTTGGAATCCATTGAATGAGATAACAGCAAGAACAGGCGAAACTATGGGAGAAGTTAGAAAAAGAATGGCAGCAGGTAAAGTTAGTTTTAAAGAAGTAGAGCAGGCAATGATTGATGCAACCGAAAAAGGCGGTAAATTTTATAAAGGAATGGAAGAAGGATCAAAAACATTAGAAGGTAAAATATCTACTTTGAAAGATAACTTTAATTCTTTACTACAAAAATTTGTTGAACCTTTATTTAATTTTTTGAATGATAAAGCAGTACCTTATTTAAATAATTTGATTGGTAAATTTAATGAATTAGACCCTGTTATGCAAAATATAATAAGAATTTTTACTGTTGGTGGTTTAGTTGTACCTATTTTAATAACTGCTTTTGGTGGTTTAATAGCTATAATTGGGGGAATAATCACGGCAATAACTGCATTAAGTGCACCTGTGTTAATTGCAATTTTGGCATTTACTGAAATAGGTACGGTATTAGGTGTTGTTGGTGGTGTAACAGTAGGTGTAGCAGCAAAAACAGGATTATTACAAACCGCTTTTGAAAAAATATCAATAATTGTACAAGCTTTGGTTTCTATTTTCCAAGGTGACTTAACCGGAGCAATGGGAATGTTAATAGGTCAATTTGGTATGAGTGCCGAAGAAGCCGCCGATTTTGTTTTGACCGTGGATGATACTAAGCGAAGTTTCTTAAAATTAATAGAAGTTATTAAAGACGTAAAACAATTATTAGGTGAAATTTTCACAGGCGATGCTCAAGAAATGCAAAAAACTTTACAAAAAGAATTTGGTATGAGTAAAGACGATGCCAAAAAATTCTCTCAATCAGTTATGGATTTAAGAGAAAGTGTTATAAAAGTTAGTGGTAAAATTAAAGATTTATCAGCTAATGTCTTAAAAGATTTTATAGAAATGATTGGTGAAGCTATTAAATGGATAGTCAATCATAAGAAAGAAATAGCTAGTTTAATGAATACTCTTATTAAATTTGGTGAAATCGTTGTTTATATAATTGATATGGTAGTGACACAATGGAATTTTTTTAGAATTAATGCCAAAAAAGCAATTGACACGGTAAAAGGTGCAATAGCCTTATTAAAAACAGCAATTGAAGGTTTATTATGGCCTATTCAATTAGTAATTGAAGCTTTTAGTAAATTAGAAAAGAAAAGTGCAGCAAAAGCCAATATAAAAGCTATTCCAAAATTTGCTACTGGTATTACTAATTTTAGTGGCGGTTTAGCATTAGTTGGCGAAGAAGGACCGGAATTATTAAATTTACCAAGGGGTTCTGATATATTTACTAACTCACAAACAAAAAATATTATAAACAATTTACCTAATAAAAATGGTGATATTCATTATCATAATGAGACTTTTAATGTTACTATTCCTTTAAAAGATATACAAGATATGCAAGATATTAGGGAAATAATGCAAAATATATCTATGGAAAAAAATACAAGACGTTTTTAGAAAGGATTTGATATTATGCCATGGGTTTACTCTGTTGGTAGTGGTACACCTCCAAGTTATACATGGTTTGGTTTAAATACAAGTAATCAACATGCTTCACCTATAAGTTTTCCGTCAAATTGTGCCGTAACACAATTGAAAGTGTATGCGGCCGGACGGTCTTCAAGTGTATCAACTAGATTGTGTTTATGGAGTAGTGGAGGTAGTTGTTTAGCTCAATCTTCAACATTTACAATGGCTGTTGGTAGTGAATCAGTTGGCGGTCAAGCGTGGAATACAAAATCTATTACCGCCGAAGTTATAAGCTCTGGTACATATTGGGTTGGTTTATATAGAAATCCAAGCGGGGGGCATATTGCAGGAACAACAGCAAGTGGAACAACAGGTTATATTAAAACAAATACAAGTTCATTCCCAAGTGTATCTAGTATGAGTGGCTATACTAGTGACGATAAAAGAATGTATGTGGGAGCTTTTTACATAACAGCACCAGCCGCCCCTAGTAGTTTTTCATGTAGTAGGTCGAGTGATATACAAATAAATTTAGCCTGGACTAATAATGAAGATTCAGACCAACCATATGATAGTGTATTAGTATATAGAAGTGTAGACGGTGGAAGTTATTCACTTAAAGCCACATTAAGTGGTACAGTTGAGAGTTATAGTGATACATCAACGAGTGCTAATCATAAATATTGCTATAAAGTAAAAGCTAGAAATTCAGCGGGTGATTCGTCATATAGTAGTTCAGATTGTTGTAATACAACACCAGCAACACCAACAGGTATTATTGGTACTCGTGTTGGTACTACGGTAGTGTTAACATGGGACAATCCTGCTAATAATGACGAAAGTGTTTATATAGAAAGAAATACAAGTGCCGATAATGTATCATGGGCTGGCTATTCTGCTTTAACAGTACCTGACTTGGCGGCTAATAGTATTACATATACTGATTCAGCACCTGCTAATTATAATTATTATCGAGTACGTACAGAATGTACCGACCCAACATTAAATAGTAGTTGGAATACTAGTGCCTTGGTACAAATTTTAACACCACCAGCCGCCCCAAGTAATTTACAACCTGATAATTTACAAGGTATTGATATTGATAATGCTATACCTATAACATGGACACATAATACAATTGATGGTAGTGGTCAAACATATTTTAAAATTCGTTTCCGTGAAGTTGGGGGCGCATGGTCCTTATATGTAAATAAAACAGCCAGAACAGAAAGTTATTCAAATGTATCAACAGCTAGTTTTTCAGTTGGTGAATGGGAATATGAAGTAAGTACTTGGGGTGCTTGTACAAGTGGTGGTTTAGATGGTACTGGTCAAGGTGCTTATAGTGAAACATGTAGTTTTACATTAGAACATTTACCTATTGGTACTATTAATGTACCAAATGGAATTGACGATTATCCATATAGTGTACTAAATGTTGAATGGTCATATACACAGGCTGAATCTTATAGCCAAGTTCAATATTTATGTAATTTATATGATGAAAATGATAATTTATTAGAATCTAAAACAGCGTCAAGTTCTAGTGAAAATGTAACATTTAATTATAATTTAGAAAATAGTACCGATTATAAAGTAACATTGCAAGTACAAGAAGAAAATGGATTATGGAGTGAATTGAGTACTGTTGAATTTACAACTGATTTTTATACACCACCTGTACCAACAATGGTATTAAATAAAAATGAAACAAATGGTACTGTATTAATAGAAATAACTAATCCTTCACCAACAGGTGATGAAGTAGAAACTAGTTATAATAATATATATAGAAGTATTGATGGTGGTTTAACTTATGAATTAGCAATTGAAAATATACCAGTCAATACGGCTGTAACTGATTATATACCTTTAATTAGTGGTACAACATATTATTATATTGAAGCTATTAGCGATATACCAAGTATAGCAGTATCAACACCTGATTATGTGGAAATGATTTTAACAGGGAGATATTATATTAATGGTGGTAGTAATTATAGTGATTATATTGAATTAAAAGGTGATATAGCATTAAATGAAATAATAGAACTAGATAGTATTATAGTAGAATTTGAAGGTAGAAATTATCCGGTTAAATATCAGGGTTCAAAAGAATCACAAATTATTAGTTTTAGTTGTGATTTACCTTATACAGATTATGATACGGTAAAAGAAATAATATTAACTGCTGGTAATAATTTTTTTAGAGATTTTAGAAATAGGTGGATAGAATGTAATATATCCAATTGTAAATTCGATAAAAAAGATAATTCAGCGTACCAATTTAATTGTATAATCACTAAAGTAGAAAGTGAGTGATAAAATATGGCAAGAAATACACATAATTATTTTATAACTACAGGTTCAGACGATGGTTATGTAGTACATGATACTTCTTCATATTATAATGATTCAAGTGGTGACATTATTTATTATAATTGGTATGACGAGGACGGTTATTGTGATATTTATCATGCTTTTAGAAGTATTAACATACCTAAAGGATCAAATATAATTTCGGCTACATATAGATTAAATTTATATGCGGTCAATGATGGGTGGGTTGAGGCTAAAATAAAAGCCTCAACTGGTAATTCGATTCCAACAAATTATAGTGAATTTATGGCAATGGTTGGTACAGATAATTATATTTATTTACACCAAGACGAAAACGCCGAAGAACAAATGGTTCAATTAGATATAACAGATATTATTCAAGAAAAAGTTAATGAAGGTACTTGGATAGAGGGAAACAATATTATTTTATTTACCTCTGATAGCAACGGTGAAACAGCTAATAGTGGTATTGACGTAGATTCATACGAATATAACCCAATTACGGAATTAATTATAGTATTTGAACCACCTGTAACAATTGATATTACTAAAATTTTAACAGGTAATAGAATTGAAAGTTTTAAATATGAAAGATTGACTTTACAAAATGGTATGTATACTCATTATGAATGGTTAAATAATATTATTTCCGGAAATATTAATATAAATTTTACAAGGGATATTATTGGAACAGCTTCATTTGAAATGAAAGATAATACAAATATTAATTTTTTATCAGATTTAATAAGACCTTGGTATACATTAACTTATAATGATATCGAGTATAGTATACCATTAGGTACTTATGTATTATCTTCACCGAATAAAGTAAGTAATGGTAAAGTTGTGACAAGACAAGTACAAGGTTATGATTTATTGATTGCATTAGAACAAGATAAAATAACAAGTTCTGTATATTATGAAGCAGGGGAAAACGTAATTGATACTATAACAAGTTTATTAGATGGTGTTGGTACATGGATTAAATATTCAATCCCACCAAGTGACGAGGTTTTAATTGAAGATATGAGTTATGAAATTGGTAAATCTAAATTATTTATAATTAATTCATTACTTAATACTATAAATTATTATCCTTTATGGTGTAGTGGTACAGGCATATTTAAATCAATACCGTGGTCTGATAATAAATATATTGCGTGGAATTTTGAAGATAATAACGAAAGTTTATATAAAAATGGTATCGATATTACAATTGATTATACCAATATGTATAACAAAGTAATTATTATAGCTAGACAATTAACGGTCGATACAGAACCTTTAACTAAAACATGGACCTTTGAAGATGAAAATTTAAGTAATCACCCATTAAGTCAAACTTCTTTAGGTAGATATATAGTTAAAATATTTGATAGTGAGGCCACAAGTCAGAGTTATGTTGATTTAAGAGCAAGACGAGAAATATTAAAAATGTTAGAGATAGAAGAAGCTATTAGTTACAATCATGCTTTGATTACTTCAAGAACAAATGACGGTTTACCGTATCAGGGAGATTGTTATAATTTTAAAAATACATTATTAAATATTAATGCTATATATAAAATTGAATCATTTTCATATAATTTAAAAGTAGGTGAGCTTATAAAATCTGTAATAAGGAGGGTGACAAATGTTGAATAAAGAGCAGATTTATAAGGCCATATTAGATAAAAGTCAACCAAATAATTTTAAAATTGCTACGGTAACAGCTTTATCACCATTAACAGTAAAAATATTATCAACCGACGATAATTTAAAGGTGATTAGTACAACTAATTTATTAGGTTTAAGAATTGGTTCTAGAGTATTATTACAAAAATTTCAAAATCAATTAATTGCAACAAATGTGTTAGGTGATGTAGCTATAAAATGGTATGACGTACCTTCAAATCAATCAATAAGTGGTACTGATATGGTAAATATCACAGGTTTAGTATTTACTTTAAAAGCCAATTCTGGATTATATGCTATAGACGTACATATGAGTGCTAGAAATGACACCAGTGCAACACCTGATATAAAATTTGATTGGGCAGTTACAGGATCAGATTATACTTTAGTTTGTGCTAGGAATTGTAGAGGTGGTGAAGCACAAACTAATAGTAGTACCACATTTACATTATGTAGAAATAGTGCTGGACATGGTATAGCAACCGATATATCATATACTTTACCGGCATTAACAACAAGTTCACATATAACCGAACATTTTTTAATATTGGCAGGTGCAACCGATACAACATTTCAATATAGAGCCAGCCAAATTTCAAATGATGTATCTAATCCGATTACTATATCCTCATATAGTCATATAATTGTTACAAAATTATCAGAGGGTTAATGCTTATCTATGACAAATATACACTTAACCCTATAAGGGTTATTTTTTTTTCTTGTAAACTATGTTAAACTATTATATAATTAGCTAAAATATAATAAAGAAGGTGGATGAATGAATAATGACATTGATACTATATATTATACAATACAAGAAGTAGCTAACGAATTAAGAATACATGATTCAACTGTTAGAACTCAAATTCATACTGGTCAATTAAAAGCAATTAAATTTGGTAAAAGTTGGAGAATAAAAGAAGAAGATTTAAAAAATTACTTAGCTAGATATGAAAAATATAGTCAAAATGACCACTTACATAATCTAAATAAATTATTAGAATTAGTTTTAAGTTTTGAGAGGGATGGCGATAATAAATATATAGAACAAAGAGTTTATTTAAAATATTTAATAAAACATATTGAGAGGTTTTAATTATGAAAATAAAATGTAATAATGGTTGTAAAAAAATATTTGATTTACCAGAAATGGAAGCATTTCAATATAGAAAAGAAAATAATGAGTTAACCAAAGTATTTTATATATGTCCTTATTGTAACTTAGAATATTTAATTCATTATGAAAATGATAATACTTTAAAATTATATAATGAAATACAATTTTTAATTATTAAAAAAGAAAAAGAAACTGAAACTTTTAAAAAAAATCAAATTTCAGATAAAATTAAAAAGTTAATTACATTAAGAAAAAAAATATTAGAAGGTATAGAAAGAGATTTAACAAAGGAGGTTAATTAAATGTTTGGTTGGTCAAGGTCTGATATGGCAACATTTCAACGATTAACAGATAAGTTAATTGAACAAGCCGAAAAAGAATATAATAAAAAGGCTAGTAAAGGTCATAATGCAGGTGGTTGGTTAGGTACTTGTGGTCACACTAAAAGTGATTGTAATATATGTCATAATAAAAATATTATGTGTAATAATTGTGAAGTTGGCGAAGCTTTTGGTAAATGTTATTTTATTCAAAGAGCTAAATTTGGAGCTAAAAAAATTAACGGTATGTGGCAGGGTTATTCAGAACCATATTAATAGGAGGTTTTTATGAAAATTGAACAAGATGTATGTTGTAAATGTGGTTGTAAAATTGGTACTTTACCATACATATATAAAGGTAAAAAATATTGTAGAGAATGTTTTCAAGAAGTGACTAAAAAATAATAAAATTTAGAAAGGTGAGTTTATAAAATGAAAGAAGGATTAAAAAAAGTTGGGTTTTGGGGTTTAATAATAATATTTCCATTTGTGGGTGCTATACTTTATACAAAACAAAGAACAAAAAGTTTACCTGCTACAATAACTATTGGAGTAATTACAGCACTTATGTATTTTTCATTGCTTACTAGTAAAGATATTTCAGTAGACCAATATTTAAATGAAATTAATTCAAGAAATGACCAAATATTTGAGTTATCAAGACAATTAGAAAGTTTGACAGGTGATATTGATAATAAAAATCAAGAAATAAAAGATTTAAATAAAGAACTTGATTCATTAAATATTGATCCTATAATTTCGACTGATACACCAAACAAGACTAAAGAAAAAAAGAAAGAATATATTTTTAGTTCTGGTAATTATATTTCGGGTAAAGATTTTGAACCGGGAAATTATGACATAATTGCTATAAGTGGTAATACTGGGAATGTATCATCAGATAATATGTACACTGGTGGAATTAATGCAATTATGGGATTAGATAAAACTTTTGCAGAAAAAGAATATAAAAATATTGAATTACCAAAGGATACAAAATTAAGTATTACAAATGTTAAAATCAAATTGATAAAAGTTGAATAGTATTATATTATGATTGTAAATGTTAAGGGAGGATTACATAAAATGTATAAAAAAATTAGTTTGATATTGTGTCTTTTAATTATATCACTTCTTATACTACCTGTATATGGTGAAAATAACTCATATGAGGTACTATTTAAAGGTTATACACCCGGTAATGGTACAGGTTTATTGACATGGGTAACATGGGAACGAATTGTAAAAGTAGATAATCAAATTTGCCCTTTAAATGAAAAAATACCTGTATCAAATTTAAATTGTATAATTACAATCACAGGTAAAGATAATAAAGGTGTAGTGTATTTTGAGGGTAATTATGAAGGTACATTAAATGAAGGTCCAAATAAAATAAATATTGTTATAAATCGTATAAAATATTATAGAGGTTCTAAAAGTACTTATCTATCAGATATTTCAATTGATATATCAAATATAACACCTTTACCAACAGAATCTATTTTACCTAGTGAAACACCAACACCTAGTGTTAGTGAATCAGTAACACCTAGTGGAGTAATAGAAGATACACCAACATATGTACCAGATAATACACCGACACCTAGTATTATTGAAAATATAGTGCATAATGATAAAGAATTACCAAAGACCGGAGAAACTAGCAGTTTTATATTTATTATTTCAGGTAGTCTTTTAACTATAATAGGAGGTTCAGGATTATATATAAGAAATAGAAAAAAAGCTAAGGGTTAAACCTTAGCTTATATACTCTTTAAATTCATTTAAATTAAATTCTATGGGTTCTATCCAATTACAATCATATTTTATATTTACTTCGTCTAAAGTTAAAATAGTGGCCTTTTGTGTTAAAATTTCAATATATTTATTATAAGGTGATTTTATTAAAATCTTATCATTACATTTAAATATAAATTTTCTATTGGTTCTTATTGTTTTATCATTCCAACATTCAAATGTATTTTGTTCCTTTAATTTATTTATTAATAAATTGCATATTTGAAAACCAATTTTAGGTTTATTGGTATGTTTATCAAAAATATCAACGTCAATAATTAAAAACTTATCACCACTTGTTAAACTAAAACCTTTACAATAAGTAGAATTTTGAATTTTAGTCATTGTGTAATGTATCAATGGTTTTATTGGTTTACCGTTAATATATGAATTAGTTTTAGTATCACCTTTAAAACCTACAAAACCTAATAAATTTTTGTTTTTATCAGTTAAATTAAATAATTTAGTTAATTTTAATTTTAAAGTTTTTTTAGATTTATTATTTTCTTCAGTATCTTCAATCAAAGTATTTTCAATAAAAGGTAAATTTTTTTCAGTGTTAGTCATTGAAAATGTAAGTATTCTATCCATTATTATTCTAGAATATTTTTGATATAATGATAAATCGGCAAGGTCCTTGTTATCCGTAAAATAAAACATTTCATTATCAATACTAAGTATTTGTGGTTTTACAGTATTTTTAATTGCAATACTACCATTAATACTATTTGTTAAATAATATGCCTTTTCTTCTTTATTAATCCACTTAATATCAAAATACACTGGTAAAATTTGTACACTTTGATTATTAATTAATCTAATTGCATTTTGTAATAAAACACTTAATTGCTCATTTTTATTAATATGTTGTTTGATTTTTAAATTAAAAGCCCCTTTTGTTTTTAATGATTCATTTTCCATAATTTTTAAATAGCTATTTACGTCACGCTGAATTATTTTTTTAATTTTATCCACACCTAGTACAAAATAACCGTCGATATCTTCTTTAATTAATTGGTCAATATTACAGTTCTCAGGTAATTTTAAAATAATACCGTCTGTATTTACATTAACTAAGGATATATCATTATTATATTTAATTAACTTATAAGCTAAGTTTAAAAGTAAGGATTGACCTTTTAAACAAATAAAACGTCCTAAGGGTTTAAAACTAATTGGTAATTCAAAATTACTATTAATCAAACCATAAGCAGTGTTTAAAATTAGTTTTAAACCTTCAACTATTAATAATAATTCCTTATATTCAGGTGAATCAATACCTTTTTCGTTTTCTATTAATTTTAATTTTGGTTTAGATTCTATTCTCATATTATATACAGCTTCATATAAATCAACATTTATTATATTTTTAAATAATTCTTTATATTGTAAAATTATACTAGGATATTGTGAAGTATAATCTAAATGTAAAAGATTTTCACTAATATAAGACGGTATTGCACCATGAACACCACCAAGACCAAATTTAATACTAGTATTATTAATTATCAAAGTATCAAAACTATTTATTTGTAAATCAACATTATCATTAACTATGGTATAATCGTCCGTAATATATTCTTTTTTAAATTTACTACAATAAGTTTCTTTTAATTCTCTGTCTTTAGATATTAAATTATTATTTTCTGAAACAAATTTAACAAAATCATTAAATTGTTTATAGTTTGTTTTAATATGTTTAGTATAATCTACAGTAAACACTTTGTTTGGTTTATCAATACTAAGTAATTTAGTAATTAAAGCTGTATCATTTTCAGAATAAATTTCAATGTCTGATATTTCAATATCAGGATTTATTTGTTTAACTGCTTGTACTGCATAAATTCTTTTTGTAATATCTTTTAATGGTTTATCTTTGAATATTGTATCTAAAAAATTAACGTCATTTAACGAATATTCTATAAAAGTATCATACAAACCGTCTTTTTTTATATCTGCTATTTTTGTATATTTATTAAAATCAAATTTTATATTATATCCTTCATAAATAAGCTGTAGTTTTTTTAATGAGATTGTCATTTGCAACGATTTATCATTTTTTACAGTATAGTAAAAATTAATTTTAGGTATACTGTTTATAATTAAGGATTTAAATACTTTACTTTTTCCTAAAATTCTTTGATATAAATCAATAAATTCTCTAGTTTTTTGATTAGGATTTAATTGTTTACATTTTAAAATTGATTGATCCCATATTTCCTTTTGTGATAAATCAATATCTGATTCTTTAATTTTAAAATAACAGTCGGTCCAAAATAATTTATTTAATCTGAAATAATCTATTTTATGATTTATTATATAATTTGAAACTTGTCTTAAATGATAACAAATATTAATTGTTTTACTCTCTACGAACTTGCATAAAGCGTTTATCATAATTTTATCATAATCAATACTATAACAATACATAGGTCTTTTTACTCTAGTTAATAGAGCATAAAGTTTATGAATATCGTTATCATTATAACATTCATAAACTTTACTTATACCTTTTTCATTTTTATACTGTAAGCTGAAATAATCTTCTAATGTTTCAGTATCTATTACTAAATATCTTAAATTATCTAACATTTTAATTAACCTCCTTGTTATTTAATTAATTTATTATATTCATTTTCTGTTAATCCTATTAAATGAATAGTTGTAGGATTTATTATTTTCATTTCAAAATATTTTTCTCTAAATTGATTTACTATGCTTTGTGGAATATGCAAATTAATAAAATTTATACTTTTTTTAATTATTTTTGGTGTAGTAATTATTTTACACCCTAACATATAAGTTTTTGTAAAATTAATTTCAATTACTCTTTTAGAACTCATTTTTACACAATACATGAAATAATAATAATTAGTAAATTGTTCCTTTGTTAAGATTTCAGGTACATACTTTGAATAACATAACAAATCCTTTCTAATAGTTAATAAATTATTTCCTGTTAATTTTTTTACTTCTTTCATATCTAACCACCTCCATTATAAATTATATCATTATAATTTATTGTTGTAAATATTAAAATTAGCTATTGAAAAAAATGTCGGTAGGATTTATAATTAAAATACACTATCAATTGTAATACATTTAGAGGAGGTGAAAACATGCCAAGGGGAGGGGTTAGAAAAGCAGTAAAGAAAGAAATTGTTAAATGTTTAAGAGTAACACCAAATGAATTAATAGAGATAAAAAATATTTGTTCTAAATATAATATGACAGAACAAGAATTATTTTCAACTGGTTATAAAATGTACATAAACACATTAAAACAAAAATAGGAGGGTTAAACATGAAATATAAGCTTATAAATTGGGATATTAGCGGAATTAATTACGATAAATTTATAAAACAATTTAATATTGAGGATACCACTAATATAGAAGAAATTATAATTGATAAAATGGACCAATTACTTACAAATGAAAATGATAATTTAGTAAAACAAGGTTTACAAATTACAAGTTTTAATTCTGATTATGAGCAAACAATTTTAACCGAAGGTAATTATAGTAAATGGAATAAAGAGACCTTACTATTAACATATAATGTATATGATTGTACTGAAAATGGAATGTTAATTAACACAATAGATTTAGAGAGAAAGAAAATAAATAATGATAAATTTGAATGGTTAATTAATGAACTTCAAACAATGGGTTTTCATTGTCCGGGTAATCATAAACATAATTATTTATTTTATTCATGTCCAATATGTAAGAAAAATAATGAAAAATGTTGGATTTATTTAAATAGTTTTCACACCGAAACGTACTCAAATACTGATTGTAACGATAAAAATCATAAAGAATTTTTTAAAAGATTACAACAAGATTTAAAACTTAAATGGAGAGACCAACAAGACCCTGATTTTACAAGAGTTGATTGGGATGATAATTGGGTTATAGTCTCATTTAAAAATGACGAGGACGAAAAGGAAACATTAAGTTTAAAAGAATATAAGGATAGATATGATTTTGAAGACGGTCCTAAAATTATAAAATATGAAATATTATCTGTTATCGAAAATACAAAAGCTTTATTAAAGCATTATAAAGTTGAAATTAAATATAATATCATTAAAAGAAAATTTGAAGTCTTTAAGAATGATATAAAACACTATGAAAGTTTAGAAACATATTTAACTAAATTAAGGGATTGTGGAATTAAGCATAATTATAGACCTTTTAAAGAAAAAATAGAAAGTGATATTGTAAATATTGGTTGGAATAATCAATATAATCCTGTAGAAGATTGGTTAAAACAATGCCATGCTAAATATTTAACCAATATAGAAATGGGAGAAAAAGCCTTTAAAGATATCTGTAACACGGTAGAAACAACAGAACATTTAAAAGAATGGTTTTTAAAACATTCTTTTTTACAAATGGTATACATGGGTTGTCGTACAGAATATGGAGAAACAAGACCTATTGAAAATCAATTTTTGCCAGTTTTTCAAGGTGGTCAAGGTGAAGGTAAAACCAGATGGTATAGGTCTTTATTACCTGATATGTTTAAATATGATTATTTTATGTCTTTATTAGTTTTAGACGTTGCCAATAAAGACCATTTAATAGAAGTCAGTTCAAATTGGTTAGTTGAAATAGGAGAAATATCAAGTACATTTAAAAAATCAGACCAAGATTCGTTAAAAGCTTATATTACAAATACAAAAGATAGAGTTAGAATACCATACGCTAAAGAACACATAGACATTAAGAGAAGGACATGTTTTTGTGGTACAACAAACGACTATGAGTATTTACGAGATTTAACCGGTTCACGTAGATTTTTAACCATGGGTAACGTAAATTTAAACGCAGAACATACCGTTGATATTGAGTTTTTATGGGGTTATTTTTACGATATGTATCTAAAAGGTGAGAGATATTGGCATAATAAAGACGAAATACAACTAGTTGAAAGAAGTAACGAAAAATATTTATCAAAACCTGAAACTATTATGTCAATTGAAGATACCTTGGATTTAAAACCATTATCGAATGAGGGTTCATGGTATAAATGTTCAGAATTATTTAATCATTTGATAGGAAATATTTACATTACAAATCCAATTCAATTAGGAAAAGTATTAAGAAAATATAATGTTAAATCAAGGATTAACACTAAAAGTAACTCACATGAATATTTTGTAAAATTATTAAATGATAAATCTATTGAAGATAATAATTTATAGTATTATAATATATAGTAAATGAAATTAGGTGATTAATTAAATGAATAATGATTTGTTTGCTAAATTTATTGTATTTATATCAGTTCTTAGCTTGTTTGTAGGTGTGGTATTAGGTATTGATTGGATTTGTAATGACTTAATCAAAAAAAATACTTATGTGTATGAACAGAATGTTAAGGTTAATACTAAAGAAGTGTATATTTTCAATGGGAAAACGTCTGATTATGAGCATTATTTAACATATGTTCATAATGGGGAACAAAAGATAATAATTAATTATAATCAGTATAGTAAAATTAAAAAAAATAAAAGCTATGATTTAAAAATTAGAATAATAACTTATTGGTTTTTACCAACCGATAAAATTCTTAGTAGTTATAAAATGAGGTAATAACAATGGAAATTAAAATAGGTGGTTGTAGTTGTGGAGGTGACTTATATAAAATTCAAGAAAGTTACTATGATAATAAACTTAAAAAAATAGTTAAACGTATATATTGGATTTGTAAATTATGTGGAAAACAATATTAAGAAAGGTTGTAGAAATATGAAAAATATTGAGAAAAAAAATATAGGTAAAGAAATATGTCCTAATTGCTTTGGTAATAATACATGGCAATGGTCAGATAAACCGGGTAATGTTTATTGGTGTGAAGATTGTAAGGATGCTTTTATACCCGGTAAACCTAGAAAAAACAGTTAGAAAGGTTGTGAACTTGTGAACTTATGTAATAAGTGTAGTGAATATGTTATAAAGGTTTTTGCTGAAAAAATAGCAGAATTACAACAAAAAGCAGATAAATTTTATTATGAAGATAAGAACCAAGACATGTCTAGTTTTTTATTAGATAAAGTAAGTGCTTTAAAAGAAATATGTATACTTTTAGGTATTACTAGTGAAGTATATATTAAAGCAAAAAAGATTTATGATTTTACAAATAGTGGTAAATCTGGATATATATTAAAAAATGGCAAAATAATAAAAGAAGGGAATAAATAATTATGAATTTAAATGATTTTAAAAAAGATTTACAGAAATTATTAAACGAATATTCTATTGAAAATGGAAGTAATACACCTGATTTTATATTAACTGAATATATTTGTAACTGTATTCAAAATTTCAATGTTATGTGTAATAGTCGTGAAATGTGGTATGACAGATATGATACTTCAAAATATTATCCAAATATTTTAGACCCTAATTATGAAAAACAATTACAGGAACAACAGCCTAATATATTTTTTGTTGATACAATTAATGGTGACGATAATAATAACGGATTAAATGAAACTTCACCGTTGAAATCAGTTAAAAAAGTTATAGATATAGTTACTAAAAAAAATGAATAATAAATAATAAAATTTCTTAGCTTCCTTTCTAATTTGCAGTAACATTGTTTACATAAGTCTGTGTTAGGGAGCTAAGTTAAATTAATTAGAAAGGATAATTGATATGACAAAAGATTTATTTACCCAACAAAATAAAGGTATAATTGGTCATGGCGGTTATAAATGTCCTTGTTGCAATGATTATCATGGTAGAAAAAGAAAGAAGTTAAATAGAATTAAACGTAGAAAATTAAAACATTGTACAGAAAAAGAAATAAAGAATTTAGAAAGGATTGATTAAAATGATTGAAAATAAAGATATTACAAATTGTGAAAACTTTGGTTTAGGTTGTATGGATTGTGAAAATTTTAAAAAATGTAGTTCTATGTTTGATTTAGATTCTTATTTAAAAAATAGAATGATTGAACTTAGAAAAGGTACTTTAGAAACATTAAAACAATTAACAAAATTAACTTTTGACGGTGATTTAATGTCTAAAAGTGAAAGAGATTTTTTATTGAAAAAAGGATTAATTATCAGAATAAATGGTTACAATATTGTAAATGAAAAAGGTATTGAAACTTTATATAATTTAGGAATATTAAAATATAGTTAATGGAGGAATGAAAATTATGAATGAGTTAATAAAAGTTAACTATGACAGCGATAGGCCAACAGTTTTAGGGCGAGACCTGCATGCGTTTTTAGAGATTAACACAGATTAAAAAGATTGGTTCCCAAGGATGTTAGACTATGGATTTGAAAATGGCATAGACTTCACTGAATTTCGACCGCTCAAAAATGAGCCTTCGGAAAATAGTGGGGTTGACCAACGTTTTGTAAAAGAAAAAATAGACCACCAACTCACTTTAGATATGGCGAAAGAAATATCTATGATTCAACGAAATGCTAAAGGCAAAGAGGCCCGTCTTTATTTCATAGAATGTGAAAGGTTACTAAAGGATCAAGTACCTTCTTATCAAATTGATAATCCAATTGAAAGAGCAAAAGTATGGATTAATGAACAGAAAGAAAAACAGAAACTAATTGAACAAACAACAGCTTTAAAAAATGAAAATGTAATTGTTTGGAAAACTAGAGGTCAAATATCACGGTCTAGAGAAGCACAAGTAATGGGTAAATTAGGTGCTGCTGTTAGAGAAAATTATAAACTAAAAGTTGAAAATACTAGCTTGAAAGAGAATAATCATATTACACCAGATATTAAGAAAAAAGGTGAGTACACCAGTACGGAAATCGGTCAGCTTTATGGTATATTATCAGTTAATAATAAACCACATGCTAGACTTATAACTGCATTATTAACACCATTAGATTTGTTTTATACACCAAATTTACCTGAATTATACGACGGTATATATTATAGAGAAACTTATACTATAGTAGGTGATAAAGAATATAAAACACTATTATATAAAACTAGTGTTTTAAAAGAAATGGATAACATTTTAAATAATTATTTATTTCAAAATGAATATGAAATATTTTATGATAAATACGGTAAAATAAAAGAGAAATACCGTGCTATAGAAATCAATAATACTTTTTATAAATACAAATTAACACCTGATTTAATACAAGACCTTGAAAATATTATAACTGAATAATTTAAAAAAGTCCATTAGGGCTTTTTTTTTATGATAAGTAACGTATCTACATTATTTAAAATATCTAAGTAATTTCTATAAATCCTCCTAAAAAATGTAAATTAAAAGTTATCCACTTATTTTAATAAAAGTCAAGTTTTATTTTTTCATTTTCTATTACATTTATGTTTCAAAATCTGGTAGTTCTGGTAGTCGTCTGGGGAAAAAAACTTCAACCTCCGTTTAGAGCGTAGAGGTTTACGGATAGTTCTGGTAGTAAATTAAATCACTTTATAAGAATTTTTTATTTATACATAATTATGTACATATGTACAAATAAAAAATGTATATTTATATGTTTCTTTCAATCCTCCCCCGAACTCCCGTAAGCCTCTCCCCTCTAAGCGGAGGTTGAAGTTCTTTTCCCCAGACGACTACCAGAACTACCCGAAAGTTTCCGTAAATAACACTAACTAAACAAATGTATACTATTTAGAGTTAATTTAAAAAGGACCTATAAAGGTCCTTAATTTATTTAATTGGTTACATTGCTTTACCTTGAAGCCAAAGTTTAAAATCGTTTATTTGTACAGGTGCATTATTAATAATTCTTAGTTTAAAGCCATAACCCATATTTTGACCCATCATAATACTTTCAATAAAACCATTAGTACCCGGTATTATGAAAAAATTTCTCCAATTTGTTTCAATACTATTTGAATTTACAAATTTAATTTCAATTGTTACAGTGTCAGCGAGTGGATTATTTGAAGAATAGAATAATAAAAAATCTTGTAATAGTTCTGAATCATAATTAAAATTCGGTTGTTCAATGATTGCACCAACTGGTAATACTGGGGTATCAAACAATTTTCCATAATCTTTATAAGATAACATAATAAACCTCCATTAATTTTTTATTTTATTATATCATAAAATAAAGTGATATAATGAAAAAAAAAGAAAGGGATGTTATACGGTATGGATATTGAAAAAATTATAGATCAAATACCAGAGGATCAATTGATTGAGGCCGAACATATTATTAGAAAAAGATTAAAAAATAAAATACCTGTGATTATTGATTGTTATACTAAAACAGCTAATAAACCTCAATCATTAAATGATTTTTATAAAATATTTCAAGAATATTGTAAAACAAATAAAATTGGAATAATGACACAAATACAATTTAATAGATTAAGTAGTGAATTAATTGTTAAAGAACCAGAGTTTAAAAATATTACAAAATCTAATGAAATTAAACATAATGGTGTTGATATTCCTATCAAAATTAATAATATTGATTTAAATGTGAATAATTTGAGTACAAAATAAATCAAATTGTGTACAAACTATATTTTATTTTGTTTAAAATCATATTGCCTTTAAAATCGACATATGTTATAATTTATAGTGTAAGTTAGCGTAAAGCACGTTAAACTTAACTATATTAATAGTTTTAAACCTGTTATGTTTTTGTTTTTGCTTTATGTGTTTATGAAACATTTTAATTAACCTAATAAGTTTATTTTATTTTTTCCGTGATAACACGGACTTATGTTTTATAGTATAAGCAGTAGTACACCACAATAAATTAAATTAGTTGAAAACTTGGGTTATAGTGATTAAACTTTTTGAAATTGCGTGGAGGTATAAGGTGCAATTCCTTATTAAAGCCTTAACCATAAACAATATTACTATCTGGTATATTTATACATGGTTAGTCTAGATTTTTAGTAATTTTTATGGACATTAAACTTAAAATTACACAGTTATAACGGTATGGTAACTATCTTTCGAGGATATTTGGTTCAAGTCCAAACGTTATAATAGGGGTTTTAATATTTTCCTTAGGTTATGGAAGTGACATTAAAAAAATATTAAATATACATGTATTAGGTAATGACGGTATGGTTACTATGTCATGAATACTAAGTTCGATTCTTAGCGTCGTACTACAAACACCAGGTTGCTAACCCTGCTAGTTTGAGTCTAGGAATAAAGCAAAATTATATTAACATGTATTTAATAGTCAGCTTTAATTATAAAAATACACAATATTTTGCAATGACCGGTCATATTTTAGATTGTTTCTATCAATACTACATTGATATTTTGCTATAGAGTAGTTTTTCATTTTAATAGTTTCCTTAGAATGGTATACCTTGTTATAATATAGGTATACCATTTATATAATAAGGGAGGTTGCAAAATGGATGCAGATAATCGTTTTTTAGACTTAATAATTGATAATATTAAGGACCTTAAAACAGACATAACTAATAGATTTAATATGATTGAATCAAAATTAATGTATATCGAAGAAAATATGGTTACTAAAGAAGAATGTAAAAGAAATACTGAAAATTGCCCGGTAATATTGGAAACTAAAAAAAAAGAGATTGATTATAAGTTTGTAGGCTTGATAGGTTCTATTGTGACAGGTGGTTTAATAATTGTTAAAGGTATAGTTGAAATGATAGTAGGGAAATAGGAGGGAAATAAATGTCTATAAAAATTTATTTATCAGCAAGTACCCAAGAAAAAAATATAGGTGTAGCTGGTTATGGTACGGAAGAGGATAACATGTTTAAACTAAGAGACCGGATTGAATATTATATTGATTTAGCTGATATCAATTGTGATTTTGTAATATTTAAAAATAAAGATAAAAATATGACATTATCTGAAATCGTACAAGATAGTAATAAAAATAAAGTAATTTTACATTTAGCTAATCATTCAAATGCAGGTACACAGACCGTAAGAGGTTGTGAAAGTTATTATAGTCATTTGAATAAAAATGGTAACGGTAAAAAAATATCTGATATATGGTATGATTTTATATCAGCGGTAACACCAACAACAGATAGAGGAAGTCGACCAGATAGTGTCTTATATAGTAGTGGTCTTTATGAATTAAGTAATACAAATGCCGTGGCTTGTCTTATGGAACATTTTTATCATACTAATGAGAATGACGTAAAATTTTATAAAGCTAATATAGACCTTTTTGCAATAGCCACGGTAAAAGCTATTTTTAAATATTTTAACTTAAAATTTGATTTACCTGATAATGAGAAAATGTTAACATGGCAGGAAATTATTAAAAAAGAAAGTGATTATGCAGATATTTGGATAAAACATATGAAAACATTTCCTAGTTTAAATTGGTCTGGTTTAATTCAAAAATTATATTACTCAAATAAATAATTATTAAATACCTGTTTATAGAACCTTTTTAAAGGTTCTATTTTTTATTTAAAATTTTTGATAATTATTTAAAATATTTGTTGACAGCAAGAATTATATAATATATAATAAAAGAGTAGTAAATAATTTTTTGGAGGGTTTTAAAATGGAAAATAAAAGATTTAATGCAAAGACAACAAAAATTGAAATGGTAGATGCTATTCAACAAGTTTGTGAAGATGGATTAAGATTGCAAAGAGAATTACAGAAATTAATTACACCAGTTAAAGAGAATTTAAAAGAAGGATCAAAAGAAAGAGAAATAACAGCACAATTAATAAGAAATAGAAATACTTTTTATTTTGGTTATGATAATGAATGGTTAAATAAACAAACTAAAAAAGAATTAAAATCATTGTTTGAAAAGAAAATTCAAGAAGTTCAAGAATTAATAAATGGAAAAATTAAAGTAATGGATATTTTAAAAAATTCAATTGTTGAAAACATAGAAGATTCATTGATTCAACAGGATGAAATAAACAAAGAAGAAATAAAAGATTTCTGTCAAAGCTGTAAAGGTAATTGTGGTAATTGCTCTGTAATGACTAAATTATTTGAAACTGATAACAGAGTTTTTTGTAAAAATTGCACTAAATTAGTTCAATATTGCAATTGTAGTAATTGTGAGATACAAGAACCTGAAAACTGTCAAATTTGTAAAGAGAAATTAAGCGAAAATGGTAATTGTGCAAGTTGTGAAGTAGGATTTATATTTAATGAACACTGTTACGATTGTAATAACATGACAGGAAAAACAGTATTAAACGAAAATCTTTGTAAAACATGTGATTATAATTATAATCTTTATCAGCTATATAACTGTGATGGGAATCTAATTTCTGAAAGTAGATTTCAAACAATGAATAAGGCTATTTCTAAAATATTAGACTTAACTAACGGATTCTATACTATTAAATCTGGCAATAAAATAGAAAGAATTTATAAATCTAAAACAAATATTGAGATATTCAAAACCGATAGTGATATTTGGTCAAAATTCATAGCAATTGATTCTAAAAATTGGTTACCTAGACAAGAAAACCAGTATTATATCGATAAAATAATGATATTATGGTGTATATATCAAACTTATATGAATATAGAGGGTTAAACCCTCTATAAGAAAGGAAGTCGTTATGAGAAAATATAAGACTGTTATATGTAGTTCGTGTAATAAAGAGATATTAGAAAGTAGTTCTAAACAATGTATTGTATGCAATCAAATATTATGTTCTTGTTGTAGATATATTATATCATTAAAACCATATTGCTTAAAACATTCAATAGAAATATTAAAAAATGGAGGTTAACAGAATGGAAAAATATATATTTAAAGTTGGTAAACACTATACATTTCAATTAAAGAATGGTTCATATTTACAAGGTGAATTGTTATTAATTACTAAAGGTAATTTGTTAGTCATAGGTAATAGTGATTTACCCAATGTAATATGCCAAGCTGATATTATAAAATTTCGTATAATACGAAATTTTATATCATTAAAAGATATTATTGCAAAACTTGAATTAATTTAAAATATTTGTTGACAGCAAAGATTATATATAGTATAATTAATATATCAACATGGAAACACAAACGACACGGTAAAGGGGGTGACTTAATGAAATGTTTAAAATGTAATACAACATTAGAAAAAGTACGTACAGAATCAGAACCAGTAAAAAGAAGTGACGGAGTGGTAACCTTTAGAAATTTAGACGTTTATAGGTGTCCAAATCCTGATTGTCCAAACAATGAAGACATCAAAGTACCAGTAGCGTAAACATAACAGGGAGGAATCAAAAACCTCCCAACTATTAAAAAAAATGGAGGTTATTTAAAATGGATGATTTAAAATTATTAGGTTCAGACGAAAGTTATTTTGATAATATGGTTAATCAGTTTTGGATTGATAGGGAAAATGAAATTGAACAAAACATTCTAGATGAAGAAATTCCATTCTAGGATTTATATACAAGGTATTGAGTGGGGAGGGTTAATCCTCCCAAATATATTATGGAGGTACAATATGAATAGTGAATATTTTAGATATATTTTAAAAATAAAAAAAATTAAAACAAATGATTTAGCCAAAAAATTAAATATAACACAATCAGGTTTAAATTATAGAATCCTTCATAGTAAGTTTTCTATAATTGAAGCTAATAAGATATTAAATATTTTAAATATGAAATTTGAAGAAGTATTTAAATTTGATATTGTTTAAAATATTTGTTGACAGCAAGGATTATATGTTATATAATATTTATAATAAATAAATTATTGGAGGTTATTTAAAATGGAAAATTTAAAAAATGAACTAAACATTTATCAGAAAATAGCAATATTACAGGATAGTATAAAAGTTAATAAAGGTAATCGTAATGATTTCGCAGATTTTAATTACAGAACAATTCAAGATATATTTAGTGAATTAAAACCTTTATTAAAAGATTTGGGATTAATAATTAATTTTGGTGCTGGTAGTCTTGACGGTGATAAATACACTTTAGAAATGAGAGTTATAGACATTAATAATCCAGTAAATTTAGAAAATAAAATTATTGAAACTGGTGAGATTTACATTGACAGAACTAAGTCAAAAATGGATTTATCGCAAAAGGTTTTAAGTGCTAAAACATTTCTTAAGAAATCCTTATTAGAGGATTTACTTTTAATAAGTGAAGACATCGACCCTGATAGTCATGACTGTACTAATCAAAATACTAACAATACTAATCAAAATACTAATAGTTCTAGTAAATCAGAAAATACAGAGGAAGATAAAGAGAAAAGACAAAGAAATATTATAGTAAAAGTTTTAATGCTAGTAACTAATAATAATGTAATTGAAGCTCAAAAATTATTACTTGAAATTACTAGTTTTAAAGCTAAGGATGGTAAACAAATAAAAGGTGTAGATAATACTGATAAATTAAAGGGTGCAAGATTAAATACAGTATATCAGCAATTAAAGGGTAAATATCTTACACAATTTGAACAGGTGACTGGAAAAAAGTCTTAACTATTCCTTGGTTCACTCTTAAACGTAGACGAGGATATTATTAAAGTAGAGGGTTTAAATCCTCTACTAAAACAAGGAGGATAATTAAATGTTTTTGTTAAATAAAATTACACGTAAAAAAATTGAGGTCGTTGGATTAAAATATTATGAATATGAAAATATAAGAACTAATATCAAATTAAATGATAGGATTTATTTAGAAAAAGAACCTGATAATAAATATGATAAAAAAGCTATAAAAGTATATTCAGAGGTAAATAATAAACGATTCCATATAGGTTATATTTCAAAGACTACATATGATAGCTTAAATGTTAAAGATTGTTATAGAATAGTTTATATAAGTAGCTATTCACTAGGAGCACGATTATATAATGAGGAGGTTAAACAATATGTTTTGTAATAATATTAAAAAGAAAGGTCCAGTTATAATAAGTACATGTAAAAAAATACCCATGGATAAAGATGGTGAACCATATATAATATCAGGTACAGAATATCAAGGTTATATTTGTCCGGTATGTGGTAATATGAAGAAAAAAATTATAAATAGCTTCCTCTTAAAATAGAGGAAGCTAAGATATTGAGGTGATTTAATGAATGATAATATTAAACTATGTGAAGAAATAATTGGTTTTGAGTTTGATAGGGCTATTGATAAACACGGTAAATTTTTTAAAAATAGTGACGAGTTTATGGGTGCTTTTTACGAAGAACTACAGGAAGTAAAAGAAGAAATTAAAAAGATTGAAATTTATGTTGAATTATTAGAAAAAGCTAAAAGACAAAATAATGAAAATGGTATAACAGATTGTTTAATTTATATTAGACGGTATTCTAAATATACACTTTTAGAATTAGCTCAAATTTGTGCAATAATTGATAAAAAAAATTTAGGTTATGATTTAAAGGGAGGTTTAAACAATGACTAGTTTTGATTTTATAAATAATATAATTTTATGGTGCTTGCTTATTTTTATAGGTTTGACTTGTACAAGTATAGTTGGTATAGCTGTATATGTAATACTTACACAAGTTAAATATATTAAGAAATGGAAAAAAAATTTATCATATATTGATATTGTAATTAGTAATTTAATAGAATCTAGTATAAAAGCAGGTGAAAATTTTAATCAATATAAGGATCAATATAATATTTTGAATGCTCATATTTATACTTTAAAGAAAAATATAGATAGTTTAGTTAATGATTCAGCTTACATGGATTATGAAAAAATACTAACTGAAAAATATGCAGATAATCAAAAATTTTATAATAATTTAACAAAAGATAGAAATATAAAAGTGGTAGGTGAAGAAAAACAAAGTATAGAAGATATTCAAAAAAAATTGTATAAAAATTTAGAACAAGAAATTGTAAGAGAAAAAGAAGTTATTGAACATATGTTCAATAAATGTCCTAATTGTTCTAGTATTCTACATGTGGATAATCTTGGTCGTATAAGGTGTCAAATATGTGGTTATGAAACTTTTATAGAAAATACGATTGATTTACCTTTTATTGAGCCTATAAAAAATCCATATATGGAACAAAGTAATACAATTATTTATGATTATGAAGAACAGGAATTATTAAAAAATCAAGAAAATGATATTAACTTATTACATCCTAAAATTAGCAAAGAAATAACTATAGATAGAGATATTTATACTCAACCGTTATCTGAGTTATTTAAAAAGGTATGATTATGTCTAAAATTAAATTTGAAGAATGGATTAAACAAATAGTTGTAATTATTGATACTAGAGAAAAGGAAATTGATCACATTATTAATGTATTTAAAGTTATGGGTGTTAAATATAAATTTGATAAATTAGAATCTGGTGACTATACATATTTTTTTATTAATAATGATATGTCAACAGTTCACGGTAATATTTTAGTTGAAAGAAAAAGAAATTTAAATGAATTAGCTATAAATTTTACTACTGGAAGAACTAGATTCAAAAATGAATTTGAAAGAATAGAAAATGTTGATTTACATTTATTAATTGAAGACTCAAAAGTATTAGATAATATACATGAACAAAAATATAGAAGTGAAATACACCCTAATTCGTTCATAGCATCATTATTATCTTTTCAAATGAAATACGGTATTAAATGCCATAGTATTAGTAAATATTATACAGCTTTATATATGCTACGATTATTTTATTATAATTATTATTATCTTTCTTGTAAAATGTATAAAACTATAATATAATGTTAGAAAATATCAAGGGAGGTTAATTAAAATGTTAGATAGTAATTTAGTAGTTGATAATGGTGTTCAATCCAATGATTGCTTATTTTGTGTAACAAAACATATATGCGCCGCTTTTGTTTTATTATTAGAAAGTCATCAAGGTTATATTTATCATAGATGGTTAGCGGTAGGTAATTTAGTTGAGGCTGAACGTGAATCATTAGGTATGATAGAATTACATAATAAAATAAGGCGTGTTAGGTTGGCAGTATCAGGACAAAGTAATGAAGGTTGGTGTTTGACCGATATAACATCACTTATAATTGAAGTTAGAAAGGAAGCTGAAAAATATAATGGTTTTAGTGAAATAGACCATTACAATAAAACAATAAATTTAAATAAGTCTATGTTATTATAAAATTAAACCTAGATAATATCTAGGTTTTTATATTGAGGTGATAATTATTGTATGCAAGTATTGAAATTATTCCGGGAAATTATAATGAACAACAAAAGAAATTAATTAATATTTGGAATAAAAAATTAGAAAATTTTAAAAAGATTGGTACTCTGGATGATATTATTATTATAAAAAAAGTAAAAGATAAAAGAAAAACAATAGTAGGATTTAAGTTTAAACTATTAAAAGAATTAGATAATCAAACACAAATGATATCTATGAGTATTGAAGACTATATTTTATTAATGGTCAAATTAGGTATTAATATAAAATTAGATGAGGTGTAATAATGATTGAATTAAAAATTGATAATGAATTTAGAGATTTAATACCACCATTAACAAATGAAGAATACAACCAATTAAAAGAAAATATTTTACAATTTGGTGTTTTAGATAGTGTTAAAACTTGGAATGGATATATTATTGATGGGCATAATCGATTTAAAATTGTACAAGAAAATAATATTATAAAATACCCGATTGAAGATATGACAGATAAATTTGTTAAAAGAATTGATGTAATTGGTTGGATATTAAATAATCAAACAGGACGGCGTAATTTATCGCCATATGATAAATGTTTATTAGCCTTAAAATATAAAAACTATTTGGAGATTAAAGGTAAAGAAAATATGTCAATAGGTGGTAAAAACGGTAAACAAAATGAAGGTTTACCAATATTGGTAAACCCTACAAATGATAAAATCAATAGTCAAGAAATGGCAGCGGAAAAATATAATATATCCAAAGGCACATTAAACAAAGTACAACAGATAGAAGAAAAGGCAACACCTGATATAAAGGACCAACTAAAGAATGGTACAATGTCAATAGATAAAGCTTATATGAAAACAAAACAAACTGAAAAAAAGGACCAGTTACAAAGTAAACCAATGAAGCCTTTAACTGGTGAGTTTGACGTTATTTATATTGATCCTCCTTGGCAATATAACTTTGAGGTTTCAGAAACAAGAGCAATTGAAAATCAATACCCTACAATGACACAAGAAGATTTGTTTTTATTATCAATGCCACACGCTAAAGATTCAGTTTGTTATATGTGGACTACAGCACCTAAATTACAAGAAGGAATAGAATTATTGATTAAATGGGGATTTACTTATAAAACATGTGCAATTTGGGATAAACAAATAAAAGGTATGGGTTATTGGTTTAGAATAAATCATGAAATACTTTTAGTTGGTACTACTGGGAAATTTTCACCACCAGCGACTGAAAATCGATATGATTCAATTTATAGTGAGAAAAGAGGCAAACACAGTAAAAAACCAGATTTTTATTATGATTTGATTGAAAAAATGTATCCTAATATGAGATATTTAGAAGTTTTTGCAAGACAAAGGTATAATGATAAATGGGAGGTGTGGGGTTTTGAAAGTATGTGATTTTAATAAAGATTTAGAGTTTTCTAAGGATAATAATTTTATAAATATTTATAAAATGTGTTTCGGTGAAGATATAGAAGTAGAATATTTAAACGACTATCATTATCAAAAACAAGGTATTGATTGTAAAATCATATTTCCTGATGGACAAGAATTATTTATTGAAGAAAAGAAAAGACGTAAATATTATAATGATATTTTACTTGAAATATGGTCAAATGTTGAAGATAAAAAGCCGGGTTGGGTTAAATATTCACAAGCTGATTATTTATGTATAATGTTTGCTGATACTAAAATATTTTTAATGCTAGACATG